ATACCAAGGCATCAAACTCTGGCTGCGTCCAGTTGTAAGCACTGTACTTGTCCACCTTTGGACCATACTTTTTATCTACAGACTGTCTCAACCACTCGTCGGCGGTTGCCTGGCTAATCTGCAGGCCTTTGCAGATTGTTGTTCCCGTAATAGCCTTATCGGCATTGGTAGTACCGTATCCGATGGTCCAGACACCTACTGCATCTTGATAAGCCATCAGACGGCAGCCCTCAAAGCGTTTTATTAAGTTTAATCCATTGTCTGATATTTTCATTGCTTTTCCTTTCTATTGCGACGTCGCAAATGGCAGCCATAACCCGGGCTGCCAGCGGGAGATATTCGGATCACCTCCTCCTACTTTTTGCTTGCCTGCTTGATAACCTGATGCGCTCCGGTTGCTGCCAGACCGGATACAATGCCAATAGCTGCTGCGTTGATCACATCTGTAGCTGGGAACTCCGGCATAAGATACATACCAGCTACTCCCAGAACACCACCGGCCACTCCACAAACAACTGGAATAGTCTCATCTTTAATTTTAGTGGTTGCCTTGCAGGCCATGCCGCCAAGATAGCAAATGGCTGTAATTGCTGCCACGCTTCCAATTCCAAAATCCATGTCTATACCTCTCTTTCTTCTATACCATATTCCCGCCGCTTTGTCCTTCCATCAAGCTGCATAGCTTCTTCATCTGTCAATGTTGGAAGCTTCTCACATGTTTTATATCCAACCTCACAATCTCCATTGCCGCCAAGCCGTACATATGGATCATACAGGTATTTGAGATTTCTGCGTTCTTTTTGAGTGATGCCGCCACGCTCAGCGAATTTATCTGTTAAATACAGCAGTTTATCATGTCCAAGACCAAGGATCATGTCACGCATTCCCTTTGTCTCATCGGATTGCTTTTCTTTCTTTTTATCATGACGATTAATCAAGAACTGTAGGAAGGCAAAAATTGCATTTGATCCTATAATTGCTCCTATCAGTTGAGTTGCGTCTAATGTAATCAATTTAACCACCTCCTGCCTACGTTTCGTCCAGCATCGCCCGCAGCTTTGCTGCCTGGTTGATATCTGCGATGCAATCCAGGCTTCCAGCTTCTTCCGCGTTTACATGCTGCATCAGCTGTAAATACAGTTTGCTGATGACGCCAGACTGCAGCTTAATAATATCCTGTTGGACTGTAAAAACTTCTATTAAGTTCATAGTGCTTCTCCTTTTACGGAGAGCAGCGTTTTTGCCGCTCTCCTCTTGTTATCAGGTCAGAGAGTCTACAATCTCGCTAACCACGTCTCTCAAATTAAAAAGTTTTGGGACCTGCTCTTTTGTGTATGCTCCGCTGACTACTAAGCTGACCCAGGTCTTAACAAGTGCGCTATTTTTTGTAAATGTCATAATTATGCCTCCTTATTTTCTGCTCTGTCTAAAACACTCCAAACAACTTCTCTCAAATTGCTCAGGTTTGGGACATCTTCTCGCCCATAAGCACCTGACTTTACAAGTCTTACCCAAGTCTTTGTAAGTTGGCTATACTCGTCAAACATGTCAACACCTCCTTCCTTCTATACTGTCGGAGCCATCATTGTAGCAAGTACAATAGTAAGTTCCGCGATTGCCATATCACTATCCGTTCTGGCCTGCGTCAGATTGGCTTTGGCTTCTTGCAATTCTTCCTGCAGCTTTGCAATCATTTCTTTATCTGTCATAGGAACTGCCGGGCTCCAGTCACTTCCAAGCTCCCAGTATCTATCGATATTCGCCTCAATCTCAGCACGATCAGCTGTGGTCTGGAAGTAAACTTCATCATATACCCATTCCTGAGTAGGTTCATCTTCATTAGAAGGGGCAAGTACCTCCTGCTGTCTGATATTCCGCCTGATCCACACTTCCGCAGTGTTTCCAGCGTTCGGAGTCATCAAAGTATTGTAACAAAGCTCCTCTGGCTTTGCTGATCCGTGTGCTTCTGTCCTCATTATCTAATATCCTCCTTTTTGTGTCTGATGATATTACACGCCCGCAGGCGCTTACAATTTTGGGTACATTGTGTTCACTGCTAAAAGCAAATGAGTCACTATACTTAAACCGGCCATTATGTGATGATATGCGCCGTGCCAAAGAAAGGGGAATGTCTTTTCCTTCTTTCAGTCGCACTTCTGCGCGGATAACCGCACGCCTGCAACGCTTAAATGTGCTTCTACGAATTGTGATGTGATCCCGGTAGATCCGATAGCCCATCATGTCAACAAAATGACCATGATGCTTACCGTCTTTTCCAATATAATCTGTTTCTACAACTTTCCAGTTCGGTTTTATTTCCAGCCCCAAAGTATCATGAGCATATTCAATTACTTTTTGAGCCGATATGTCAGCATCTTTCTTGGAAGATGCAAACAGCAGAATGTCATCCATGTAAAACAAATGATGGTGTATAAGCCGTATTCTTATTTTATTGCCGCGCCGTATCTGAACTCTATATAGCTTTTCTGCAATGTAGTGGTATATCCTGGATAAATAATAATTGCAAGCAAACTGGCTAAAATAAGAGCCGATCGACAATCCCGTTGGAAAGGCATCGATCAGCTCATATATCAACCATAATAATGTTGGATTTTTAATATCCCGCATAAAAACCGCTTTAAGTTTATCGTGGGGAATTGATGGATAACATTGCCGCACATCCAGTTTTACAAAATATCTGGTTTTTGACGGATCGGTTTGCATCCATTTAAAAATTGCTTTTACTCCCTGTTCCTGACCTCGATCGGGAATGGATGCCATCTGATATGGCCCGATTTTGGCATAGAACAGATCTTTGCACGCTTCAACCACAATGTAATCAAAAATTTGATGTATTGGCGCTTCAATGCCAATTTTTCTCCATTTGCAGCAGCAATCATCATATCTGAGTTTAAAAAAGATTGGTGGAAGATCAAGCTTTCTTTGTTCAATCCTCCACTGTATATCAATTGCTATATTATGTACTATTTCTTCAAGGAACTTCTTTTGTTTTGCCACAAGAAGATCTTGAATATCACGGAAATTAAGGACTTTTGAATATTGCGCCAGAAATCGCTGCACGTCCCTACGTTTCTTCTTTTCATCAAGCCATAGGTACGTGCAATGTTCGATAAAGCTTATATCCGTAATGTCAACGTTTTTACAGTAACGCCGCATGTTATTATCCTTTCTGGTTTCAGGGATTTTCGGTTTTACTACTAACCCCGCAGGCGATCCTGTTCGTCCGCCCGCCTACTCACTACATCTAATGTAATTTTCATGCCGCATCAACCAATTTTAGGCTATTGCCAAGGCCGTTTTTTAACGGGGTATAAAACCGTTTCATAACACGATGTAACATTTGGTTAAATTCAGAAAGACGACGCAGGATGTTCCACCTGGCATTCCCAACGCCATTGTTCGCATTCACGCAACGAGCGCCGCAAACCGACCTGCCGTACAGAGAGCCGCCCCAGAGGGCGAAGGAAACCCCCGTGAGAAATGTGCCATGCAACCCTATTATTTTCTTATTTATAATTATTTAGAGGGGCGATCCCCTCTCCGCTTCGCGGTTCACCCCCGTGCGGCTACGCCGCGGCGGAGAGAAGAAAGACGACGCAGGATGCCCCACCCGGCATGCCCAACGCCACCGCTCGCAGCCACGCAACGAGCGCCGCAACCCGACCCGTCGCTCAGATAGCCGCCCCAGAGGTATTCGCGCAGTGAAGTATTCTTCTGGCCGGTATGTAGTGCATCAGCAAAGCCAGTGCTTGAGCTTGCATTAACTTCTGTCGGAAGCTGCAGCCATGGGAAATGCTTGTCGCATCCCTCTTTTGAAATATATTTCCAGTTGTTATCAGTACCTGGTAATATAAAATTCACTTTTGTATAGTCATCTGTAAGCTTATTGTTTGCAATCTTCTGGCTATCATGTACGATATATGGTGTCAGTGTATGAACATCAGTTTCAGAGTCATAAACGCTAGAGAGAATAATGTCAGATACAACTGTGTAACCGCCATGTGCCAGTTCTACTCCAGAAAGAACATATGGTTCCTTGCTGTTGGTACAGTTACTTGGTGATCCATCTGGCCCCTGTACATCATCACAAGCTCCGGACCACCAATGCATTGTTGATAAGTATACAGGTGACGTGAGCGTATCGGTCAGTTTTACACTTGCTGTGTCAAAAGTATTTGGCGCATCTACATATACAGCACTGTTGTTATCATCGTAGTCCTCGATTTTTAAAATTTTTACATCATCGGCATATGTATGAGGATTGGCGCTGCGTCCTCGGTCCAGATCCACTGCGCCATTATATACGGTACCATATCCGACAGATGCATACGATCCAACAACGAGATTTTTAGCATTACTTTTAGAAATGATGATACGCTTTGTATCTGTTTCTTCGACCGTTGCAGGATACTGGTAGTTATAGCCGGTGCAACCAGCCAACTTGTTCTGCGAATTTCGGGTTGCCAACTTCATGTCAAACATCCATGCTACCCATGCTGTTTCATCGGATGTCATGCCGCAATACTGTGGCCCTTTTTTTGCAAAGTCTGCAATCTGATTATTATGTGACGTATTGCGCAGCGGCTGTTTGCCTGAAACGGATCCTGTTAATCCATCTTTTCCAAGCACCCCCGGATACTTCGCAATCATGTAAAAAGACCTATAAGATCCATCTGGGCGCACCGCTCCATCCCACGGGAGCAGATCGTCAACCTGATGATCTGCAAATTCCCATCCATCCTCTGTATTCGTATAGATGCGCTTGTAAAATGGCGTCAAAAACGCCATATACACATCCCCGTTACTTCCATCACGGGAAAAGTTTGGGCTGCCCTTGATCGCAGTGATATGTGGCTCTCCATCTTCACTATAGTAGCCGTTCACTTCAATGCCATTAAACATTAGATCCGTGACCGGTTTATCTGCATAGTCGTTGCGGCCTTTTGTAGTGTTAGTCGATGTTTCTGCTACCAGTTCTGCATTATCCCCTGTCTTAGTGCCAAGTACAGACTGAGATACAGAAAACTGTGGGTATTTAACGCCACCACGCCAGCCTGTGCGGTGCATATCAAACCAGTCTGACCAAGACATAGCGTCATCCTTATCTGCTTTACTTTCAAACTGCTGACGTATTGCTTCTCCCGCGGTCTTGTAGATCTTGCCATCTGCACCAGTACGGATATCTTGCAGTTCGGCATTACCTTCTGTTTCTCCGGATGCAGCAACTAAATTATCAAGCTGATCTTTCAGAGCATTTACTTCTTCCTTAGATGCCGCCTGATCCAGTTTTTCTTTTGTGTCCAGGATCTGGCGCAAATACTTTTCGGCCTCGATCAGGACACCTACTTCATTTTCAGACTTGATTGCATCATCTTTATAAGTTGCCTCTGGGATTTTAATATAAAAGCTCTGGGACTTAATATCTCCGTCCTGAGTGTAGATATAAAGCTGTGCTGGCTGCTTACCCGCACAAGCACATGCCTGGCTTGTAAGTGTCACAAGGACTGTATTTTCCGTTTCTGCAGTTCCGGTACACAGCACATACTTTCCGTCTGACTTTTTAATGCAGAGGGCAACACCTGCGCCATATGGTACTGCATAATCCTCATTTTTAAATCCTTTAAGCTTAAACCGGATCACTCTGGATGCGCTGTCTCCCTGCTGCACCTCGACATATTTATCATCCTTGGCATCGCCATACATATTAAGGGTGATTTCCTGAATTGTACCGTTAAATGCCATTTGCCTTTACCTCCTCTTCCAGCTTCCATTTTTCACTGTTACTCAGGTTGTTCATGCTGCCGATCAGCTCCCTAAGTGACGCACCATTTTTTACCTGCTCCGCAAGTCCACGTACCAGCGCTGTTCGTCTCTGCTCAGCTTCCGTCAGCGTATCGTGCCATTCAGCCACAGGTTTCTTTCTGTTTTCCAAGTTCACCCTGTCCACAACCGCTCCGGTTGGAAGGTCACTAAGTATGCAGCGCACGGCCTTAACCTGTTCATCACATGGTACCATAGCAACTACATTTCCTTCCTTATCAAAAATTACAACTACTTTCATACTTTTGGCACCTCCTAAACTATTCTATATACTGAATGCCCCACTGCCACAGACCTGTTCCCTGGCGTGTAAATACCAGTTCCAACGTTGCCCACCAAGAAGCATTATAGTCATAGTAATAAAATGCTCCATCTGTTGAGTAATGTGTAAAGCTGCGCATCAAAGCTCTTTGCCCATTGGCATATTTTGCGTATATAGCAACGCCTGCGTCTTCATAAGGCTCACTTTTATTGATGTGTACAAAAATGCGACTGTATTTCCTTAGATTAATCATCTTTGGAGTTGATAAAGTATTATCAGAAGCATTGCTGTTAGAATAAACTTGTCCCAAGCTGCCAAAACCTAAATTTCCGGTTCCAACAAGACCGCCTATATTGCTGTTACCGCCCGGCGTAGCCTTCCAAAAATATTCAGTGGTAGGCGAATAGCCTTCCCATGTACCTGTTACAGAATGGCCATATATTGATACTGTCGCACCTTTCTTTATAGCGTCAGCGGGAGGCATAACAAATCCGGGAATAACAACGTTTTCCGTCATATATTTACCTTTACAATTTAATGTCTGTTGAATTGTTGACGGAATAGGGGTCCATCCAGGTTGTGATTGTATGGTCCCTGTTCTTTTTGTATGGGCATCTGTACTATAATAGGTCTTTCCAGCAAGAACTTGATTATCAACTGCTGTGCCTGTCAGTTCCAGCATTCCTTCCACAACCTCATCATCGGAGTCACTGGAAATAGCAGTTTTTCCTTTTAAAATGTCTCCTTTAGTTGCAGTACACTCATCCGAAATTCCAGTGTTTCCACCGCCACCAGTCACCAAAACCAGTCCCATGTTCTACACCCCTTTCAGCCCTACTCGAATATCTATCGTAGGTTTTTTATATACTTTGAATGTCACACTGCCGGCTGCTGTTACCCCTGGAGCTGCCGCTACAAGTGCAAACGCTTTATTGTAGGCCTTGGTTACTTCTGTAGATGCTCCATCTGCCAGACCACTTACAAGCACCGGATAATCATCTGCAGTTATTCCCTCCACACTTACTTTTTGTGTATAAGGCGCCGTTGATCCGCTCCAGCCAGATGCCTTTAAGGTAACCCAAGTCGGTTCTTTGGTAAGACGGTTGATCGCCGCATTGGTCTCATTGATATCTTTTGCACCAAATGCATCACCTTCAACGGTATACTCTGTATCGTCTGTTATGGTGCTTTTACCGCTCCCTGCATCTGCGATCGTATAAAGCCTTTTTCCTGTCCAAGCGGCATCTTTATAATTTGTTTTTAACGCCACTAAAATCCTCTCCTTCCACTTCCAAGCGTGAAGGATAAGCGGTATCGTCCATTATCACGTTGGTTCACAATGTTGTTATATAGATCCAAGCAGCACTTTTCGATCCTGTTAAGTTCAACAAAATCAATCGTAGCAGTATTTTCATAATAGCTTTTTTTCTTTCCTGCCAGTTTCGGGATCGTTCCCTGGCAGATTTTATCCAAGTTGTTTTCCAGGACATTAATCTCATCTGCATACAGGTAATCACCTACCGCTTTGTCTGCACCGGCATCCTGTATAGAAATTTCTGGATAATACACAGAGTTTGCTAATGTACGAAGCTCTGAAATATTATTTTTAATGCGATTGTAATCATCCGCATTAAAGTAATCACCGGTATAGTTCCCGTCTGCATCACTTTTTCCGGCCCAGTCCGTTTTCGGCTGCTTCCACGCCATCAATCGCCCTCCTTGCTTTTATACTTCCAGACAGTTTGCCACCTGAAAATGATAGATCATGTTCTGTTAAAAAGATCTGCATCTGATCTGCTTTGTGTCCCTGTAAAAATATGATGTCCCCTGCATCTGGTCTAAAATCACCACGATAAGGCACATCATACTCAATATTGTTATTCAGGTAATTGCCAACCCACTCTGCCACTGTAGCCGCATGTTTCTGGTCACTGATCAGGATATTTGACCAGTTCTTTGTCTCTCCGACAGTGTTTAATGATAGAGTGTAGTTGCCTTCATTTTGCAAGTATTCCTTTCCGGCTATGACAAGTTCAATTTCTCCCGTTACTCCCGTTAAATCCACCCGTACTGCATACGCAGAAGATTTTATTATTTTTCCGTGGCTAGAAGACAAGCCATAGCTTGCATTATTAAGATAGCAATCCAAAATCTGGCCACCTGTAACTGTAATTTTGCACAGTTCTTTTTCTGCTTCTGCGGACTCTGAAAATCTCGTCATTACAACTTTCAATTCCTTATACAGCTGCGTTCTGGCTCCTACCGGAGTGTCTGTCATGGTCCTATAAGTCACAGAAAAGTCCGTAACATCACCAAAGCTGACTTTTCGGACGATCACGCCATTTCCAGGTTTTCCGAAAGGAAATGCAAACTCTATCTTGTCAAAAAGTGGAAACTCATGCTGTACTTCTGTAAATTTGTTTATATCGGTATGCGTATATGTTTCCTGAAGCTCTCCATCCAAATACGTTTTGATCTGCATCTTGGTAGGTGGATTTCCAGCAAACTCCATAGATAGGCCGTAATATTTAAACGCTGCTTCTAATACGACCATAAATCCCGGAGGATCTTTAAAGCTTCCATCTGCATCCGCTATATCAGCGCTTACATAACCTTCATTCAGGTAGTTGCTTCCATGAGGAAGAAAATACATGCCGCCATCTACTCTGAAAAAGTCGTTCCATAATATTCCATAACCATACTTGGCATCAGAAAGTACAATGCTCTTAGGATTAGACCATCTGACCGCATTGTTTCCAATAACCTCCATCTTTTCCGGAGATACTACGGTCGTAAACCCTGCTTTTAAATGGATCACTCCGCTTCGGTCCACTATAATGACTGCTCTCCCTGCATTGGCTATGATCTGCAAGCACTCTGCATGTGTTGCAACCGGAAGAGGATTGACAACATGTACATTTTTCAGATAACTATCAATGTTATAATCCCGTTCTTCCAGTCCTGCATCTGTAAGTACATCTATAGCCAGATCATACAGATTGGCATTGCCGTAAACACCCCAATAATAGGTACCGTTTAACGCCGCTACAACATCCTTTGCCTGGAATGATACTTCGTCATCAGATGTCTTCCAGGAGTCCAGTAACAATGATGTGCCCGGAAAAATCTCTATTTCTCCATTTGAAAGAGTAGCCCCATAAGAAACCTCAACCTTTTGACCGATCTCTAAAAAGTTAAGTGTTGAGCCTTCATTCTCTACGTCAAAACGCCTGTTTTCGTTCTTTACTGTCAGGCTTAAATCTGTAGTTGGAAGTTCTGCAGAGATCCAGGAAAGAAACTCTTTCTTGCTGCTGCTTTTTATCTGGCGGTTTGTGAAGTTAATGCCTACACCCATACTGATCTGCAGCACTCTCAACCGTCCCTGACCGTTTACCATTTTTAACGGTACGATCTGGATATAATTTGTATCCAGAAAGGTTTCCTCCGTAGTAAAATGGCCGCTTGCATTTCCGGTGATCTTAACTGTTTTTTTGTTCGTTACAATATTGAATTCTGTTGGATAAGCTTCTCCAAATTCTATAGTCAGGCCTTTAATGTCATATGGTCCGTCTTTAAACCTGATTGTGATCGTGCCTAAAAGATCAGCGCTTACGATACCCTGATTAAAATACGGGCCATCTCTTGGCAAAAAAAGCATCTTGCCATCTATCCGGAAAAAGTCCTGTTCTAAAGTACCGTAAGTGTATTCCCGATCATAATTTTGATACGGCTTTTCCAGATTGGACATGGGTGCGTAAATACCGGAAGCGTATGCCATGTTTTGTGCGACCTGGTTAATGACTCCGATCGTAACCCACATATAAAACTGATTTCTATATTGCTGTTCCATCATCTGCTTATACGCATCACTAGCTTTTTGCATTACTCGATCACCCCACAGTCTACAATGTTTACTTTACAAAGTTTATAAATAAGCGGGCGTTGCTCTGCATCATTTATGCCTGCTGTCGCACTTCTATTGCCCGGATACATCTGTAAAGTTATCCAACCATTATTAACTGGATCCCAGATCTTGGCTGTCACAACAAAGGATGCGAATGCCTGACACATTTCTGCCCAGGTTTCCGCATCCAGCCAGGACCACTGCAGGTTATCTATCTTGTACTGGTCCCGTCCAACCTTGTCCCCGATGAACTCGCCTTGGGCATTTCTGCCAGCTGTAACATTGGTTGCAACAATCAGATCCCATACATTGTCAGGAGCAGGAAATTCCCGCCCGTTGACTGTTATAAACGCTGCCATAATATCCCGCTCCTTTCTTTAGTCGAATTTCACCCCGGAACGCTTTTCAAGGTCTTTCAACTTTCTTCGCAGTTCCCGGATATCAATATTTACTACCAGGTCAAGATTTTCTATAAGCTCAATGATCTTCTTCAGAAGTTCGATCATGACATTTAGCTGTTCTTCCGATGCCGCATTAGATGATGCCATAGCACGATCCATCATATCCTGAAGCCGGTCACCGCCATAGCTGTAGGCTGCTACGGTTCCGCCTGTTCCCATTGTCGCAAGCGGAGGCGCTGCAGTCTGAGACATAGCTGTGATCTGAGATACCAGAGGTGCCATGCATGCTCTCATGCCACGCTGTACAGCCTGAGTGATGCCCTGGGTGATCTGCTGGTTATTTGCAACCGCCGCACGACCGCCCCAGCTTCCAACCATCTCAGGAATACCATCTTCACGGGCTACAAACATCTGCCCGGATTTAGGAAAACCACCGGAAGCATGACCGGATACAGGCGAATTGGTACCATAATCCCAGTCATCACTATCATCTGCTTCCTCATCATCCTCTGCATCTTCCTTAGCGCTCTTGAAAATACTCTTCGCACCTTCTACAATGCCGTCCCAGACACCACTGACAAAATTTGCGCACCCCTGAAGCCATCCAGTAATAGATTCCCAGACGGATTTTAAACCGTCCCAGAGTTTGTTCATGATGTTCTTGCCGATCTCGATCATTGCATCTGGTTTGAATACCTCTTTAATTTTCTTCCAGATGTCTTCAAACCAATCCTTAATGGCATTCCATTTGTCTTCAATGGTTTGGCGTACACTATCCCAGATCTCAGAAAGCTTATCTCTGATTGCTTCAAATACGGTAGTTGCAAGTAATTTGATCACATTCCAAAGATTAGAAACAAATGCTTTGATCGCGTTCCACTTATTTTCCCAGGAAACTTTAATTACCTGTAACGTATTGGCAATAAATACTTTTACAGCATCAATCGCATTGTTGATTGTTTCCTTGATCTTTCCCCAGATTTCAACTGCAAAAGCTGACACTTCATCCCAATGTTGGTACAGTAGTACGCCTGCAGTAATCAAGGCTGTAATCGCAATGATGACGGCACCAATCGGGCTGGTAAGGAAAGCAATTGCTGCTCCCAAAGCAGCGGTAACCGTTGTTGCAATCGCACATACTGCATTCCATGCTACAGTAGCCGCTGTCATGGCTATCTGAGCTGTGGTATCTGCTATTTTTGCTGCGGTATTTGCGATAAATTGGGGTGCCTGCTTAATAAGGTGTAAAATAACAGAGTCATTTACAGCACACCACAATTCTGCAGCGGCTGTTTGAGCCGCTTGTGCTGTTGTGTCAGCAATTTTAGCAGCTGTATTGATAGTAAACTGAACTGCTTGTTTTGCCAGTGCTACAGTCCCCTGCGCCAGATTTACCACAAAATCTTTGGCATACATAGCAATAATGGCTGCTGTTTCCAGCTTATCTGCAATAAGGGCAGTTGTATGTGCTGCAATGGCCGCTACGTTAGCTGTAAATCCTGCTGCCATACTTGTAAGCATTCCAACAACGCCACCAGCATTAATAACAAATTCGCTAAGCTTTAAAACTTCCCAAGCCCCGAAAAATGTGGCAACAGTTCCAACCATTATGTCAAAATTGTCTTGCGTTTTAAGCAGCCATTCAACTACCGCAGACATAGCATTTGTAAATGCATCAAACACCGGTTTTGCAACTGCATCATAAGCGGTATTTAATCCATCCCACAATTTATCAACTATTTCTTTCAGCTTGTCGAACTTAGGCCGTAACTCATCCAAAAGCCCCTGTATGCGTGCTTTAAGCAGGTCTGCGTTATCTGTTATAGGCTTTGTTATAAGTTGGATCAGATCCCGGATAAATTTGCCGCCTAGCTCCGTAACTCCCATGAAAGAACTGCTAAAAATTCCTATGATATCAGCTGTGATCTGTTTTGCTGAGTCACTGCGGAATACAGTAAATATATCTGCAATGGAAGCAGTGAAATTTCCAACCAGTGTTGCAATCTCGCTACCAATGTTAAATATCTGGATCAAATAGTTTTTAATGCGATCCTTATTCTGCTCCAGACATTTACTAACACCACCCAGAAGATTATCTGCAATCGTTGCACCAATACTGGCAACTGATCCAGTTATTTGTCCTAATGCATATGAAAATGTATTGGCGAAATTTAAAGCTGCTGCCTGTACACCTGGATCAGTAAAAATATCTCTCAGGCTATCTTTTATGGACTGAATGCTACTCTGAATTGACTCAAATACAGATGTATCACCAAAAGCATCCCAGAAGCCACTTGTGAAAGAGTCTTTTAACTGGTTCATCAGATCCACTATCTTCTGCAGCTTTCCACTAACCACATCTTCCTGTTCCGGAAGTGTCCCCATATCAAAGTCATCTGCATTGTAGCCGCCTGCTCCACCGCCTCCGGATCCGTTTCCACTATCAGATCCGCTGTCCGGATTTATGATATTTAACTCATCAATACCTGTAGTTGCCGATTTTATATCCTTTGCAGCTTTCTTTGCGGCACTTCCTATGCCTGATGTGGCAGCACCTGCTTTATCCGCTGCTGCAGCGATTGCTTCCATTCCGGCAGCAGTCTCTGTAATGTTTCCTTCTTTTTTGCCACCTGACAGCATTGCAGCAAAGGCTTTAAAAGCATTTGCCATACTCAAAAGTTTTCCAATGATCGTGTTGATCACCTGGATGACTGGAGATAAAGCAGCTATAAGTCCCTGGCCTATGGTTGCTCTTAAACTGTCAAACTGCAGCTGTAAGATGCGGACCTGGTTAGCCCATCCTGTAGATGTCCTAGAAAAGTCACCCGCTGCGGTTGTCAGCTGATCCTGTACAAACTTATACCGCAGAGCAACTTTTTCTGCCTCTGACATCTTCGCTGTAGTCTTGCCAAAACCGGTGGCCAAAGCATAACTGTCAAGAGCAGTCTGTGTCATGACAATGCCCAGATCTTTCAGGCTCTCTGTCTCACCGGTAAACACCGATTTCAGTTTTGTATACGCCTCATCCTGGCTGATGTTATAGAAGGATGCCACATCACCTGCCAGCCCGGTAAGAGTCGTGGACATGTCATATGCAGCTTTCTCACTGAAACCAAAAGCCTTTGCCATAGCACCGAAAGTACCGGTAAACTGCTTTGCCATGGTCTCAGACAGACCAAACTGAGCGGCAGCATTCTGAGCAAATTTATCTACCTGTTTACTCATTTGAGAAAAAGTAACATCAACTACGTTCTGGACCTCTGCCAGATCAGAGCCTAGTTCTATGCAGGACTTTCCAAAATCGAATATTTTCTTAACTGTAAAAGCAGCAGCAAGGGCTTTGCCTGCCTTCTTTGCCAGATTTTCTATTCCTAACATCTGGCTATTGAAATCGTTTTTATTTACAACCAGGTCAAGCCCGATCTGTCCTACGCTGTCTGCTGCCATATATGTCACCTGCCTTTTTCATTAAGACAGGCACATCGGCACAGCGTCTTAGATCTTTAACTCAAATATTTTTTTGCACTCTTTATTTTTGCATTTAAAAAAGATGCCCTTACATTTGGCATCTTCTGACTTCATTGCATTGACCGGATACCCGCAGTACGGGCACCGGACTTTTTCCTGTTTCACTCTTTCAATTTCAACCACCTCCGAAGCAGTCAGCCATAAACTGTTCCAGCTTATCCATAGCCTTTTCATATGCTTCTTTTGTCATGCTCTCTGCTTTCCTGTCTCTCCATTCGTTATAAATGCGTTTCTGATCCGGCGTAAAGCGTTTGATCACTTCTTTGTCTGATTCTGACCGGATCGCAACCATACGTCCAAGCGGGGTATCAGGAGACAGACCAGCCAGCAGGGAACGAAATTCATCCCAGCTGACTGTTTCAAATTCTTTAGTCCTTATGCGTAACCCGTACTGCGTAAGAAAACTGGAAACGATCAGGTCCCAGTCCTCAAGTAGATCGTAGTACGGGTCACTGCTCTCCCTGGCTTGTAATATCTCCTGTGATCAGCTTCATAGCTTCGTGGATAACGGTCATCCAGTCAGGCACCAGCAGCTTGAATGAATTAATTAACTTCCTGCTTTTTTCCGGGAATACCAGTTCGTATAATTCATTCATATTTTTTTCCGAAGCCCCACCATTTTTTGTAATATTGAGAACTTTCATCATGGTAGGTGCATCTGCATTTACTTCAATTTTTTCCCCTTTGACCATCAAACACGGATTTCCATCAAACGTAAGCTTGTCTGTAATATCTACTACTTTTGCCATCTTTTCTCCCTCCTTATGATACCTCTGCCGGTGTAAAGGCTGGCTTACCGTACAACGTTGCAGTAAATTCTAATGCATCTGCTGCGGTTGTATCACCACCGCCTGGGGTTGTAACGTTGATAACCACAATTCCTTCCAGCTTGGCGCCGGATACCATGGTCCATTCAAATTTCGTCATGACGTCTTTCCCCATCTTCATGGCAAGCCCTGCAATATAATCATTTCCAGGATCACCAACAGATCGTTTGCCCTTAAAATCAATAGAAAATTTTTTGCCCGTTACAATGCTTTTTGCCCATCCCTCTGCATCCATGGCATACCATTCTTCATTCTGACCATCAATGGCAGGGGAAAAGTTTTCAAGATCGGCCGGCATCACCATCTGCTCAGATGTACTGTCTACGCCCTTAGTACCGATCTTAAACTGATTACTATGTACCGGATATACTACTCCTGGCATATTCTTGTCCTCACTTTCTTTGATAAATTAAATCCAGCCAGATCACATATTCATATACACCATTATCATCTGTGCCTACATCCTGTGGTTCCGGGACCATCAGATTAATGTAGTTGATGTGGGTATCTCCTATGCTCAGACTGGATATGTTTCTAAGTTTCTCAAACAGCTCATAGGCTGCTGCTTCGCTCTCTGACTTATTACGGTTCCAATGTATCAATAAGGAAAGCGGCTTTGTATCATAAGTGGTACATTTAAGACCGCCCAGCGCAATATTGGGGCTTCCGGAAGAAGATCGGTTATAAACCCCTATGGATTTCTGCTTTTTATTATCCAGTTTTCCAATATAAACATGATCATCCTCTACCGGTCCCAAGCTGCTGATCCAGGCTCTGATATCGGTCAGTCGCAGCATCACGTACCACCTTCCTTTTTATAGAACTTCTTAAAAGCTTCCTTGCAGAAGTCGGAGCTGATACCGCCAGGAAGCCACGGCTCAAACCATTTACCACCTGCAAACGGATTTTCATACTTCTGGAAGTTATATTCCGGATGATAATACAATCGTCTTGCATAAGGTGTGCTTGATACAATGCTTACTTTTCCGTTGGCAGACTCGCTATGATCCACAAAGGTGCTCTCATTCTGCAGATTACCGGTATCAAATGGCATGACCTGAGCCTGTACGACCTCTGTATGCAGTGCCTCCGCTGTTTTCTCCAATGCAGTTACTGCTGCCTGCGTCAGCTGATTGATACGCGGCATATTTAATTTTACGGTTGATTTCACATATGCCATTCAGACCACCTCCAGACTACAGAAATTTACTGTTCCATCCGGGTTCCTATTCTTGCATCCCTGCTCAATCCGGCGCTCCTCACCGAATACAGTCAGCGTGCCACCACTTAAAGACGGCATGTCTGGCGCAATGTCTCCAGGAAACAAAGCTACTCCTGTGATCTGTATCATCTTCTTCTCTGCAGTCAGAACTGTCTTCGCTTTGTCCTGGAAATTGCAGAGAAGATCTGCATCCATGCTATACTTGGGTTCTCCCTCATTGTTCAGTTCCTCAGACTCCAAATGCACATGTACAGGAACCTTACAAAGACGTTTTGGCACTAAACACGGATACTTCATAGTCTCACCTCGCTAAACGGCAACAAAGGCCCGTTTGGCACAGCATAGTGTAGACATCCCGCTTCATGGCAACCCCTTTGTCTGTAAACACGTTCCAGGAACTGCCAAACTGAGCAGACACTCCGTTGATGCTGTAACTCTGCAGGATCGTATTAATCTCATCTGCGTTTTCTGTTTCAAAGTCAGCCTGCTGGCAGACCACTTCCCGGATCAGGTCCTGTTGGAATGTTGTCAGATTAGAAAAACCCCGACCTACGGTCCGGTTGTAAGTCAGGGAGTCAACGTGGCGGCTGGCCTGGCGGAGGGCCTTGATAAGATCACCCTCAGGTACAATGCTGCCGCCGTATTCTTTCTGGTAATATTCTGAGGTTACATACGGTTCGTAGGCCATATTACTGCCCTGCTTTCTTTTTAACGGGTTTTACTGACACTTCCTCCGCAGGTTCTTCATTTACTGGTTCTTTAATGTCCGTCTCTTCTGTGCTATCCGTTTCAACTCTATAGCCATGGCTTTTAAACCACTCGATCAGATACGGATCATCCGTTTCCCCCATGCCACTACAAAACGGTACAGAAGCGGATACACCGGTATATTCTTTATTGGGGCTGTAAATTTTCATACCTCTACACCTCCTATTTTACCTTGATTCCGCGGAATACACCTGCGGCTTTGGATGCCTTTAATGCAATGGCTGCATTCATTTCAACTTCGCCTTTCTTTACCGCACCTGCTGTAGTAAAGTCTGGAAGCCAGGTCTGCACAGGCGCTACACCAGCAAAGGAAACTGCATGCAGTCCATCCATGCCAAGGCGTGCCACATAGAGGGAAGTTTCTCCACTGGTGCCATTAATGCTAATAACTTCATCATTGGTTCCTGGCTTGGTCTTCATATCAATGAATGGAATACCACCATAACTCTCAACCTGGTTACCCCAGTTGTCCTTTGTTACAGAATACATGCTGGCGCGTCTTGCACACGCTCTCAGCTTTGCGATCAGTTTGTTGTTTCCAGCAATGAAAGAAGGGGTACCGTCTAAACCGCCAAGGAACTCATCCAGCATATCTAAAAAATACTGGAAATTCTTCGTAACCAGTTCGGAAGTAGACAGATCAATGGTATTGCCTTTATTGTATTCTGTGCTGCTGCCGGTCAGTGCCTTATCAAGGCCATCAAATGCTTTTGTATTTACACCACTGTCACCATTGATAAAAGTATCATTAAACAGGGCCTGTGCCGCTTTAATCTTCTGTGCCTGCTGCAGTTCTACTTCGCTTACAATACCTCCCATGCTTGCAATCACACGGTCAATCTCATAAGCACCACCAAATAATTTGATCTCAACCGTATGTCTTTCTTTGGTAACCTCAGATGGTGTATATTCCTTATTGATCTCTCTGAACTCAGCTGTTGGCTGTGTTTTTAAACGAGTGTAAGAGTAACTTGGAGTTGCTCCGCCACCTGTAGGAGATACTGCATCATCAAACGGAATATGTTCCAAAATCCAGTTGGATTTCTGGAACTCATCGATCACGCCCATCTGCAGGTCATCCTGCACATTCTTTTTTGCTTCTTCAAGTGTAATAGCCATTGTTTATTTACTCCTTTCCTTCTGAACCCATGTTCAGTTTTGCTGCAATTGCTTCTTTCATACTCATACGGCCTTCACCATCAGATCCACCATTATCCTTTGGATTTAAACGGAAAAATCCTTTCTTTCCACCGTTATCTTCTGCTTTGAAAAGAAATGGTTTACTTTCTTTTAATGCCTTGACCTGCTCATCCAGTCCGGTTACCTTACCATCATCTCCAAGAATCAGCTTATTTCGGTCTACAAGTCCGGCAACAAGATCACTGTCCTGTGCTGATGCAGATACCGCCATACGAATCGCATAAGTCATTTTCAAATCATCCATTTCCTTCTGGTTATCCAGATCTTTCTGTTTGTTCTGAGCCTGAAGGTCTGCAATCTGCTGTTTCAGTGCCTCATTGTCCCCCGCTGATGCTTTTAATTCTTCTAGCTGTGTCTCACGCTCCTGGACAGAAGTTTCCAGCTGCTTGCGTTTCTGCTCTGTAGCATCAAACGTTTCTTTAGCAACATAGTTCTCTAATTCCTTTTTCGATTCCTCTGCTGCTTTCTTTGCTAGGCTTTTTTCAATGCCAAGCGCTTCAAACTGTTCCTGTGTCATGTTATTTGCTCTCCTTTCTGGTAGTTTTACGTCATTCCGGACCATTTCGAAGCATAAAAATAACACCCAGGACTTGCCCGCGTGCTTACTGTTCAATCTTATTACATTTGGTACACCGCCGTACATAACCCCCATAAGGACCGGAAGCCCTGCTCCAATGCTTTCGGTAGTGGTGGCAGCACTCTTTCTTCCTGAAAAGTCTCTGCCGGATCCATGATATAAGCCCCATACGATCACCTTCTTTCATTTGCGACGTCGCAATTTATAGATTTATTTAATTTCAATATCCGGAATTAACCTTTCAGGATAAAATACCAACTCATAATGATACTTGTCTGTTCCTTTCGGCTCTGTCTGCTCCATTACATAACAGGTCCAGTCATTCAGGTAAATGTAATCCTTATAATACTGATCATCACCTGTTTTAATGGTAACTATCAGCTCATTTGAACTATTGTTGCCCAGCGCCATATAACCTTCGGCCTGAAGCATAACAGTATCCGTTCTTGCATTAGTAACTGTAATTCTGCGATAAATATTAAATTCATTCGCATCTTTTGATAAGTTGTGGTTTACTGTGTGTGCTGTTGAGCACCCCACCATTCCAAGCATCACAGATAACGCCACTCCAAATGCTAAAATCTTCTTTTTCATCTTCTTATCCTCTCTTTCCTAAAAATGGGTACAAAAATACCACCGGCCTACTGACTGGTGGTATTTACTGACCTTGTTCCCAAGCCCAATTCTTCACTTTTTTAAACGCTTCTACAGCTTCCTGTGGAACACCTTCAAGCTCGCCATCATGAATACATTTTGCATACGGCTTATAAGTTTCCATCGCCTTTTGAATCTCCTCCGGATACTTGCGAATTACCATGTTTCTTCCCTCTTCGATGTTTTACCATATATTCAGCTTCAACTTCATCATACCTATCAATCCAGAACATTTGATCTGCGTAACTACTTATGTCGCTTACATTGTACTCCGTGATACCTGCTCTGTCAATTGTCTTCTTTGCTTCTTTACAAGCATTCTCTATATACTTACCATAGTTTTCTCTTGTAATTTCACCGTATCGTTTTCTAAAATTTTCAGCCTGCTTCATATGCCACATCTCATGAAATTCAACATTTCCTTGATCTTTAATCACTTTACTGTCTGCAATCTGAGGGATATAGAAAACTACATTTTGTATGGCGTCATACTTCCCATACGCTGTAGGCATTTCATCTGGCGAAACTATAATAATTTTAGGCCTTCTCTCCAGCGAAACTTCCCACTCTTTTAAAGCCTGCTCCGTTCTCTGATTCAATGTATGCAACGCACGAGGTTTTATATTCGTCTGATTGGAAATGTAAATCTCTGAATAGCTTTCAACTCGCTTAATGTTTATTTTCTGCTGCTGTTTAATAAATATTGTTGATGCTTCACCTCTGGTAACTGGTCTGTACGCCTGGTCTTTCCACTCTTCCGCTTTTATCTGGTATTCTTTTTGATTTTCTTCATCCAACGAATACTCAGCCAAGCGCTTATATTTCTCTTCCTGGCGCTGTGCATACTGCTGTCTGGCCTCCTGCTGGTTTTGAAGCCCAACTGCTTCCAGCTCTTCTTTAGTCCAGGTATCATCCGCTGTAGAGATACCAGGGAAATATGTAGTATGACTGTCTTTACACCTTGGATGATAAAGCCCTTTGCTGATTGCGTAGCTCATAAGAGGATACTTCTTGCCAGTCTCCGGGTCCACGCCGTCCTTGCTGCCACCGCTCCATACATCATCGATCAGGACCTTACCAACAAAAGGAAGGCACTTAGGGCACGGATTGCCACGCTTTGCCATAATGACTGTAGCAATGCCCCATTCCTTACGCTTTTCTCCCTCGCCTTGTAGGTAAGCCCTTTTACTGGCTGTTCTGATTGCCATATCAGCATAATCTGAAAGTGTATGTCTGGCACCGTTGGCATACTCCACACAGTTAAGGCCACGGGACAACATATCTTTTGTAGCCATATCCACAGCCTTTTCATAGGTCCCGGCACCGGTATTGGCATAAACCTGAGCATTGAAGATTGCTTTTCGGTAATCATCATTTGCCTTACGAAGGACCGCCGTTTCCGCCGTTTCCATATCGCTCACAGTTGCATTGATCAGTGCTTCCAATTTATCATCATTTATCTTGAAAAACTCAGCGGTGGCTCTCGATCCAGTTTTCTCAGCCCCCTTAAAGCCTTTCTTAATTGCCTGAAGTATACGCCTTTCCTGCTGCATACCGCCTTTTGACCGTGACATCCGGATCAGACTGTCAATCTGGTCATTAATGCTTTTAAACTGCTTGCTGTATTTCTTCTGGTTACGAGCTTTGTATTTTTCCAGGGCTTTTAACTGCTCTGCCTGCCACATAGACCAGTTATAACCCTCTTTGGTTTCCTCTGCCCGATGCCGGTCCATGTTCCGGATCATAGAAGCTATCAGCTCATCTTCTATCTTCTGAAAAGCTGCAGCAAGGTCATATTCATTCTTTCCTGGCATCATCCTTCACCCGCTGCATTACCTTGACCTGCATCCCCATTACCTCCCAAATTAACGTCAAAAATACCGGCAGCCACGTTGACTCCCGGTTCTTCTACCTCTGCAATGCCCTGTTCCATTTTCAGACGTGCTACCTCTTCTTCCTTTTCCTCTTCTGTCCAGGTATCACCATAAAGCTGGTCAACGGATGTTTCCAGGCTCATAATTCCATATTGCTTAGCCTTTCCTACAGTATCGACCGTTGTGCTAAAGTCTGGTGATGCATATTCGCCAAACTTTACCGTTGGTTCATAATCCCCCGGCGTTCTGTTACACATAACGTCATTACACTGCATGATCTTTTTTACCAGTTCAGGAAGCGTTTCATTCAAGGCATCTACGATTTTATTCCTGACATGCAGTGTTACCTTTTCCTTCTCACGCTGGCTTTCTGCGTTATCCGTTTTCTTCAGGTCAATTCCCAGCGTAGACGGAGACATAATTCCCTGAAGAACCATATCAAGGAAACTTGCGTAGCTGTTTACGTATGCTTCATAAGAAATCTGTGGCTGAGAAACTTCTACCTGATGACTTGCGCCCTCCGACATGTTATCTCCGATTGCAATAAAATCATTGTCAAACGGATTAGCCGGGAGCAATTCACCTGTAGTTTCATCCCGTGGGATCAGGTTCTCTGGAATATAGCGTTTAATACGTCCCATACGGATTGCATCAACCCACTGGCTTATTACTTCATCCAGGCCGTCAATTACATCCGTCTTGCTATCAAACAGAGCCTTTCCCCTCCCTTTGTATTTCACGGAAGAAAAGATCCGCAGCGGAACCGCAAGCATTATGTCTCCTGGCACACCAACATCAAACAGATGTGCCGTTTCTGGCAGCCTCTTTAATTCTGTTTCTTTTCCTGCATCATCATACAGCTTGTATCTGATATACCCATTGCCATATGCCTCTTCCAGCCTGAAATTCTTATTTCCGTCTTTATAGTCTGTATAAAATTTAATCTCTTTAAGCCGCGAATGAACATATACAAAATCTACATTTTCAGCATCATAAAATTCTACAATCGGATACTCACTGCATTCATCAGCCGTTATCTTGAATGCCCCGTCACCTGAAGCCAAAGTTCCTGCAATGCCTTCTCCGATCACGTCATTTAATCTTTCTTCCTGGAAAATCTTATCCCAGAGTTCTTCTAAACCTTCCTGGTCATATCCAAAAGAAATACTATTCATATCTGCCAAAACAATATCTTTATATCGATCAATAACTGCGGCCACAATGCCGCCATGCATTTTTCTGACACTTCCCTGAGCTTTGGCTGCCCAGAAACGCGCTTTTTCTACACTCCAGCGTGCAGTTTTCTGAAAGTATTGCTCAATCTCTGCAGAATCTCCACGATACCACAATTTATTCCGGATCACATTAGCCTGAAAGGTATGTGGCTCAATGATCACCACCTCCCTGTCCTGCCTTGTATCTATCCGGAACAGCTTTTTAACAAAATTCTGAATCCAGTTCATTCTTATCATCCTCTATAAATCTTACTCTGGTACGGAATCCATGCATATTGTACGGAATTGACCATATGATCATGACCGTCTTCCGGTGTGTTATCCTTATCTTCCTGCCAGCTATATACTTCTAATTCATGTATATAATTTGGACAGGTATCAAGCACATAGAAGCACGGATCGTTATCTTCTTCATAAGCCAACCAGCCAAGCTGCATATTGATGCGGTCTATGATCTCCATTTTTTTCCAGGCATCATTCAACACATACATGCAGCCATTCCTGCGTTTGTATTTATTCCACTCCTGCATCGTTGCCTGATCAGCGTTATCCAGGAAGGCATTCCGGGCTAGTCCCCATTCTTTTCGATTCCGATCCATGAAAGCAACAATGTTTACTACCGTATCAGAAGGTGCAAGCGGTTTTTCCAGCTCTGCATTGCTGTATACCTTTTCATCTAATACAATGCATCTGCCTTTATTGGTGATGCCGATAAAAGACAATGCTATTGTATCCGGGGACTTCTGGGAGTAGGATGTATCAATCCCAGCTGAAAAGTACATGAAAAATTCCTGCTTTTTAGGTCCTGTTGATGCCTGAACGAATTGTTTCGCCCATTCTTTGGATTTTACATGCACCTTCCTGTTAAAATTTGAGAACACCAGACCAGTTGCCTTACCCCGCAGCCCCTGGATCTTATTCTTCCAGATCTTTGTACCCTTCGGTGTATTAGCCAGGATCTTGTCCAGCTTTTCCTTAGGCAGGCCCAGATTATGGACAAAAGAAAAGAACCAATGCACCCAGCCGTGCTTTGGCTCTTCTTTCAATTCATCTTTGATTTCCTGTGGTGTTTCCTCTTCCCACTCTGGCAGAGGCCGGGAGCAGTTGATGTACTCTTTATACACCGGAAGCGAAGGATCATCCGGATTAAGCGTAGCCATGAGATAATCACAACGCATGGCAGCTTCTCGTACAAAGTCTATATCAGCCGTGTTGATCTCATCAATATACAGGCAGCCATACTGACCACCCAGGGCCTTCTGCCATTTCTTCTTGTCACCGTAGCCCATCACGTATATGACTTTATCACCACCGGAAGTATGGAACAGGATATGGGGGATCTTATCGTCCTTAGTCCCGTTGCCGTTGTACTCAACGAGGACACCAAAATCATCCATGATGCCAAGATCTTTGTTGATGATGTTCTTCTCAGCGGTACCTGTATCCTTGGCAGCTATGATGTGCAGCTTCTTGGAAGACTCTGCCACTTTCAGCATGAACTTAAACAGCCCTACTGTGGTTTTTCCGGCCGCTGTTGTCCCTTCCAGGAACTCTACCGGTGCATCACATCTGAGAAATGCTTTGTATTTATCTGATAACAACAAACGTTCTGCACTCACTATCCACCACCACGCATCTGCCGGATCAGGTCATCCAGCTTAGTCTGCTCTGCTTCCAATCCTGTAACTTCCAGTTTATCCTTAAACATGCCAAGATGCCGTCCCAGAAGCTCCAGAGCCTTTTCTTTATCATTTAACTTAAGCTCTATACCGTTCTTTCCTTCTTTGATCCCGGCAATAGCCTTGATCTGATTCTCCGACAGTTTACTGGTATCCGTCAGGATCACGTTTCCATGAGAGATCTGTACAAAGTCTGTAGCCTTGGCAAAGGCGATCGCAGCCAGTTCTTCAATCACGCGGTCCTGTGTGACCTCCGTCCGTTTCTGGCGCTCCTGCATGCGTTCTGAGATATAAGCTGCAACCTTAACATTTCTTAACAATCTTGTGGCTGCAGCTGCTGCAACTTCATCATTCTTCACTCTTGGATAAGCGACCTTGTAAGCCCGCGTGGCATTCAGGTCAATGAGATATTCATCTGCGAAAATCTTCTGTTTTTCTGTCATTTTGGGCTCACCTCGCTTTCGTCGGTTTTAGGTATAGAAAAGGAGCCACGCTGGGTGACTCCGTAATCAAATATCCTCAAAAAACTTTTTCATTGTTATTTCTTCAAAGCTTTTTAAACTTCCATCATATTTCTTTTTCTGCATTGCCATTGATAATTGTGCTGTCGCAAGTTCTCTGCGATTATATTCCAGTGTCTCTATTGGTTTCTCAACTATTGAAACATTTGCTCCGAGAACACCTTCATAATCTTTCTTCATCTGTTCAAAAACTTCTGTGAAAACCTGTAAACGACCTTCCATCGTATAACGTAAACTGTCTATATATACTGCACTTACTTTTGAATATTCATCAATTACAATAGGAGTTAAATTGTAAGTTACACTTTTTCTTAATTCCTCTGGTATACTTTGAAGAAAACTTTCTTTATTCGCAACTATATCAGATTGCGCAAAATGAAATGTCCAATTTCTAACATCTCTTAATTCTTCTAAATCCTTTTTTATATATTCCGGCTGTTCTGGTAACAGTTTAGCATATGTACTCCTTGAAATCATTTGCCTAAACATAATATAAGAAAACCCTGTACTCGTATTATCTACAAAACACTTTAATAATGAATGCATTGTATTCTGATGTTTGTCCATCCACTCTTGATAAATATCAGCATCTATATATGCACAATTTTCTTGTATTATTTTTTCTTGATATTCTGATAATTCTTTAATATATCGTTTATACTTCTTAATGCCTTGATATGCTGCCGAAATAACTAAATATAATCCATATAAATAATCTTCTTTTTTATTAAAATTAAAGTTTTTATAATTCAGTTTTCCCATGTTTTATCTCCTTTTTTCTTTTCATAATATCCCAAAATGTAACAAAAAGGAAGCCCCTGCATCTAACAGAGACTTCCAAGAAAAAAGGGGAAGTACAAAAATAGCAACAAAAATCATCGGAACGGAAGGACTCGAACCTTCGCTTAGGACACAAGCCATTGCTCTCCCAACTGAGCTACGTTCCAAGGGGGAGGCAACAAGCTTTCACCTGCTGCCTGGTGGGGTTCGACGTAAGCCGCCGGCCGTATGCCTTTGGCTTCCACTCTATTGTATTACGATACAAGCGATATAAACGATATTTTTACAAAATATTATGCTCTTTTAAGTACTTATCTCTTATATAGAGCCTTGGATAGTCCGGACTGTTGCTGTATCCAATCTTTGCAGCGATCCTATCCC